CTTAACTCCGGCCATCGTTCCCGCCGCCGCAATCCCCACACCGGCAGCGCCCACCGAGGCCATATTTCCGGCCAGTTCTTTTCCTGCCTGATAACGCTGTTTGACTGCGTTAAGTTTTGCCTGTTGCGCACTGACACGCGCCAGCGCATCACGCTGACGGTTAAGCTGTACGGTGGTTTCACTGATACGGCTTTTCAGTCCCTGCTCATCATGTGCAAGATTGCGGGTATTAATTCCCACAGCGGCCAGTTCCCGCTGCTGGCGTTTAACGGAATCCGTCAGGCGGTTATATTTCGCCTGTAAGTCCTCCGCCGCACGCTTTGCGGATTCCAGCACTTTCGCCTGAGCACGGGTCGGACGTTCGGTGTTTTTAAACTGTGTGGCAAGTGCTTCGGCTTCCTGCCGTGCCTTTTCAAGTGCATGACCAGTCACGGCAAGCTGTGCGCTGGTCTTGCGAAATCCCTCAATACGGGATGCGTGACCATTCAGCTCGCGCAGTGATTTTTGTGTTTCCCGGATATCCCCCGACAGCGACTTACTCGCTGTGCGGATGGATTTAAACGGGCGGGATGCCTGGTCAACAGCCCTGAGCAATACCTGTAATTTTACATTGTTACTCATTCGTGTTTCCGCTTCGCCGGAGCGCCTTTTCGCGCCATGTGATGAGTTCGGTCAGGCTCATGGGATACAGTTCTGATGGCGGCCAGTGAAATATCACTGCCACATCCGCCATCAGGTCATCGACCGAGAGATTTTTCGGGAACGTTACTGCACCGAGTTCGGCGACAAAAAACCGACCACCTTACCGGCCAGCGCCACAAGGTCAGGCAGTTCCAGCGCGGCGACCTCCTGCTCGGTCAGCATCGGTGCCGTCATGCGAGGCAGCACTTTAATCAGTGCATCGACTTCGGAGTTTGCGACCGCAGCCAGACTGACACCGCGCAGCGTCCCGGCATTAGGTTTCATCAGCGTGACCTGTTCGATAACCTGCTCACCACGCTTGACCGGATTGTCCAGGGTAATCACATTTTCTTTGTTCATGGTTTTCTCACTTCTGAATCGGGGTTAACCGGTCAGTCAGGCTGACCGGATGAAAATCACAGGCCGATATTGCGGCGGTGTTGCTCCAGCCGGTCGACGCCGTTCACCTTCTCAATCATGTTGATGGTGTCGATTTCGACCAGCTCCTTACCGTCCATCGTCAGCCGGAAATAGGTGCAGACCACGGAGATTTTCGACTCGGTATCTTCTCCCTGTTTCCCCTCGCCGGTGTCGATTTCTTTCTGACGTCCACGCATGACCACCTCGACGGCCACCGTTTCGCCGGTATCGTCGCGCTGGTAAGAACCTGCAAAACGAATCGGTACGGCATCCACACCGGTTGCGGCGTAAAGCTCCCAGATAACCGAATCCGGGAAGCCACCGAGCGACCACTCCATTGACAGCGCATCGTCATCAAGGCCGAGGTCTACCGGTGCGCTGCCGTTCATCCCCGCACCGCGATAGTTTTCGAGCTTACGGGTCAGTTTTGGTAGCGTGACGGACTTCGCGACGCCCTGATAGCTGTAGCCGTTCAGAAAGACGTTCATTAACTTGAGTTTGCGCGGCATTGCCATCGGTCAGGCTCCTTAATTGCTGTTAACCGAGGTGACCAGATTTGCCAGGTATTTATCGGTAATACGCTGGCGCAGGGTCAGGTTTTCAAGAGGAGGCACCGGTGTATAGTCGTAGTCGATATACAGTTTTCCGGCCTTGAGGGTTTCCGCATCGTTGGATTCTTCGCTGAACCAGCAGGTCGCATCCACGATATAGCCGTTTGTTTTCAGCTCACGGAATTTGGCATTGATGCCGTCAACGATGTCGCGAATCAGCGTTGCGGTGATGGGCTTGTCCACCGCCCACATGTGCGCCTCAGCCATCGTGTCGGCCAGCACCTGCGCGGTGCGGGTGTAGTTTTCAAAGAGGAACAGCTGGTCATCAGAGCAGGTACGGTTACCCCAGAAGCGGAAACCGTCGCGGCGAATCAGCGTAGTGACGCCTGACTCGTTAAGCAGGTCAGCATCGGTGCCGGACTCCTGCAAATCCCAGAATACAGATGCGCTGATGCCGGTAACACCGTTCACCCCGACATTGGACAGCGTTTTATGCCAGCCCTGCTCCTGGTCGATTTTGGCACGCAGCCCCAGTGCACGGGCGGTTGCATACGCGGTGGCGGTGATACTGGTGACCGTATCCCATGCGAGGAAATCCGGCCAGATGACCATCAGCTCACGCTGGCTGAAATTCTGGCGGTAAGCTTTCACCTCGGAAATGGTTTTACAGCCCCATGCGCTGATATACCCGAAAGCGCGCAACTTCTGACAGACTGATGCCAGTGCAACCGCCACCTCTTTGGTGTCCAGTCCCGGCACACCGAGAATACGCGGTTTAACACCGGTAACCGACTCCGCCGCCAGCAGGGCTTTCAGTCCGGTGTACTGACCGTTTTCGTCGGTGGTGCCGATGATATTGGAAACAGTCTGCGCAAGTTTCGTTTCTTCGTCGTCGCCGGTGCCGTCTTCCACACGCACGACTACGGTGACCGGTTTTGACTGGTCAGCGATGGCCTGCAACGACGCCGCCAGCGTGCCTTTTTTACCGGCCTTTGCAATTGCGCTCTGCACATTGGTAATCAGCACAGGTTTATTGAGGGGGAAGGTTTCCGCATCCGCATCGCTGGCCGTGCAGACCATGCCGACAATGGCAGTGGATACGGTGGAAATGACGCGGGTGCCGTCGTTAATCTCCAGCACCTGCACGCCGTGATGATAGTCACTCATCCGTTTAACTCCGTGGTTAATGGGTGCAACTATTTTCTGTTGTGCAGAGCATAAGACGCTATTTGACCTGACTGGTCAGTGGATGAAACAACAGATTAAAGAAAAGGCGGGCAACTCGCCCGCCCGTCCTGATTTGTACTCACTCATTTTTCAACTGACAATTTACATAGCCCAAACGCTATCAAATCTGACAGCCTATTTTGAGCGAAAAGCAGACATTAGCATCCTTCTTATAGAAAAGGTAAACCTGCTTCTATTTGTTAATCAATAGAGAGTAAGTCACAATGGCAGATACGAATATCGGCTGGAGAAATTAAATTGAAACCAGAGCAAATGAAAAACAGGGAAGAATTAACTAGCTTTGCAACGAAACTTGCTACTCAAATCAAGATGCAAACCAGCAGCAATTTAAATGATCTTTCTACAGCCCAAGAGAGCTCGCTATTGCCTCTAATCAATCATGCCTGGGGAGAGCAGTTTGAGGATATGAATAGGATATCCCAAAACTACCCTGGTCTCGACTATGTGCAACCGGGAAAGCGCTTAGGTTTGCAAATGACTGCCACTGCAAGAAAGGTTAAGTATCAGAAAACATTAGACAAACTTCGAAATAATGAGAAGTTAAAGGGTAAGTTTGACGAGATTTGGTTTTTCGTCCTCACGGCTGAACGCCTACCTGATAACGTACGTGAACACCCTGACGATTTTCAGTGCAAATATTTCACATTGTACGACCTAGTCGAAAAGGTAATGGGACAGACTTTAGAATTTCAGCGTGATTTTTTGACCCTTGCCCGGAAAGAATACTCGGATTATTTCTCTCCTGGGGACGTTGCTTTCAATCAGGGGTATTGTGTATCAGAAAACAAGCCGATCCCCTTTGACTTGAGTCTTTTCAACGCGTTAATTCATACTAATGAATGGTTTGATGATGTTGACGAAGGTGAGCAGATCGTATATGAATTTCTAGAACTTTTTAAAAATAGACTGCGTCAATGCACTTTATCTGCTAGAAATCTTTTAAGCAAAATTATCAGTGAGATAAATATACCGAAGAGTACAAGCACGAAAATCGAGTTTCCTGAAAAGCAACTTTTCGGGCCACTAATGATTGACGATACAAACTATCAATCTTTTTCAAAAGACCTTGATGATTTGTTCGAGATGAGTCTTATTGAACGATGGGACAATTATGTTGGAATGTACTATAAGGGTGATGATGCATATATCAAAAATGAACGTATGATCAGCGTGTCATTTCCAAAGATTGAACCCGAAATGAATCTGTATGCGGCGTTATATATCTTTTATGAAAAAAATCATGATATTGCAAAACTTGTGAACGCAATTGAAAATAGTGATTTTTCTCTGCTCGCTGACAGCACTTGCCAAAATAATTAGTTAGTAAAAGGATGCATTTATGCTCTTAGTTACTCACTCTGTTGAATTTATTTTAAGTTATTAATATAGATATGGGCTTATATATCTTTAATAGAAATGACTAGCGTGAAAAATATGGGGCTAACTGGTCTGCCTCTCTTTTGACCAAGACAATTTGCTGGAAAACTTCCGCTCTTGGCACAGAGCGGACTGTCAGATTAGACTTTACTCTGTGCCATAGATATGTAAGCTCCCACCAGAGCTCATACAACTTACTGCGGCATTTCCGGCCATTCAGGATTTGCAGGATCCACACGACTGACCAGAACACTGTAGCGTTCCCATGCTTCCAGTCGGCTGCGTTCCTCCTCTGTTGCCATATTCAGCCTGACAGCGCGCTCCAGCAGCAAAATCACGGATTCAGCTTCGGAAAGTAAAGTTGCCTTTTGTGATTCTGCCAGTTGATGCTGTTCGTCTGCCGTATAAATCCGCTTAATCACGGCACCATCCTTAAACATCCATTTACCTGAGTCATCAGCACGTCGGTTGGCGGTAATATCAGGAACCTCGACAACGCTAAAACCTTCAGGGTTAAGCGTTGAAGCATCTCTGGTGATGCCGACAATTATATTATTCTCGTCGTAAACAATCTTTATCGTGTCTTCCTGAAAATTACTTACTTCCTCATACCAGTTTTTTCCGTCTTCAGACCATAACCAGATAACATCAAAATTTTTTGTCAGTTGATATTGAGCAACAGTTTTGGGATTACCCGCAGTAATATTTTTTAATATGCTGCATAAATTACACCTGTGCGACGTTATACCATGTGCCATTGATGTATTTTTGTATTGGTCTGAATACTGCGGGGTCATCACCATCGACTTCACCGACAATACCAAGCCCTGTAATTACATGGCCTGATTTTTCATACATCACACCTTTTTGCATAGTCTGAACAACACGTGTGCCCAGGCGAATATCTCGTACATAGCGAGAATCCGATTCAGCTTTGGTATATGCACCAACATCTCCCGCAGAGGGTTTGCGGGTTGTGGTGTAAAACTCTGACCAGTCAGCCTCAAATCCATAACCATCACGTGCTGAACGATAAAAAATACCGCCGTTCTTATAATTCACACGGAACTGTACGGCAGGGCAACTCCCCGCATTCATATTGAAGTGGAGGATTAATGTCGATGCACCGCTGATATCTGCATCATAAACACCGCTATTCCAGTTCCAGCCAACAGCTTTATCATTTGCAACCCTGCTTCCTGTTTGCCCTAAAGCAAATGCAGGCTGCTGGTTTTTCGTGTTGTAGTCTCGTCGCCAGCCGGGGGCATAAGCATCACCATGATTAATATAAGTGAATTGAGCGTTAGTGGTGCCGCCTCCGGTAGAAGTGCTTGGTGTTGTTACACGGATGGTCATGGCACCTTTATTACCCATAACCTCAATAACGCAACCTGCAAGATGAATAGTTCCACAGCCAGTATCGGTAATAATTTTATTATTGCCGTATGACCATGAACATTTGCACATCCAGTACGGATGATTAAATGCACCACGGGAATCCAGCCATTCAATAAACTGAGCGGTTGTCCAGTTTCCGGCTTCAGTGCTCAAAGCGCCGCTATAAGCACGACAGGCACCGATATTTTTCGTGAAGGTATCCTTTCCCGGAATATCCGCACCGTTCTGATCTTTCTGAAGACGTTTTTCAGCATTGTCATAGGCAGACTTCACTGCTTTTGGTGTTGCGGCCAGCGTTTCAGAATCGCTGTTGATGGCACTATTGAGCTGAACAAGACCTTTCCGCGCCGTGGTGGCGTCCTGTGCAGTGTATTTCCCGTTAGCAAGGTCATACGCTGTCTTAACCGCCTTTGGCGTTGCCGCAAGCGTTTCAGAATCGCTGTTGGTGGCGCTACTGAGCTGGACAAGACCTTTTCGCGCTGTGGTGGCGTCCTGTGCAGTGTATTTCCCGTTAGCAAGGTCATATGCTGCCTTTACCGCTTTTGGTGTTGCGGCGAGCGTTTCAGACGTGCTGTTGGTGGCGCTACTGAGCTGGACAAGGCCTTTTCGCGCTGTGGTGGCATCCTGCGCAGTGTATTTCCCGTTAGCAAGGTCATAGGCGGCCTTTACCGCTTTCGGCGTTGCGGCCAGTGTTTCAGACGTGCTGTTGGTCGCGCTGCTTAACTGAGTAAAACCTTTTGCGGTCAGCGAGGCGTCCGGGTGACGTCGTGACTGTTCGTGCTCTGCAATTTTGTCATCAACATAATCCTGCGTTGCCATCACCGTTGTGGTGTCAATGGTCAGCGCCACTGAGGCCACACTGCTGACGATGATGACCATACGGCAGGTCTGCGAACGTCCTGAGCCTTCGGCAAGAGCTGGCTTATAACTTTCGGCCATGTTCGCCACGGCAATTAACGTTCCCGCATCATCGTACAGGCCAAGCTCACGCATCCAGAAACCGCCCACCTCCGGCGGAATAACCAGCTCTGCGATAATATAATTACTGTTTCGTTTGTCCTGGCTGATTTTGTTCAGCGCATGTCGCCAGACTTCATGGATAAGCCCGGTCTGTCCGGCATCCGGGACAGGCAATTTACCACCGCCATCCCCGACGGCCATCGTGGTAATGTTGACCTTCCGCCCTCCCGGCGCGGTTGCCGCTGCCAGCTTTGCTGCACCGGCAGTGGTGATAACGGTTTTGAATTTTGTGCTCATTATTCCTCACTTATCCGGGGTAAACCGTAATTACATCGCCGTCGTAAGCCACACCACCGGCGAACAGGTAGCCGGGAATGTCCCGGGTAATGTTCAGGCCAATAAGATGGCGGCTTGCAGGTTTGGCATCAGCAATCAGCCGTTCCATTTCCTGATACATTGCCTCTGTGATGCCGCTTTCCAGTACACCAATATCAAGCCGGAAGGTGCCGGGCGGGTCACTGTTTTCCCACCACTCCGTCACGTTGATGAGATAGCCGAGCGGCTCCACCACACGCCGGATTGCGCCGATAGTGCCTTTATGACAGTGGATGAAATAGGCATCGCGGATAACGGCGCGTTTTGTCGCTTCCGGCCACTTTTCATCCCACCTGTCGACCGAAAACGCCCACGCCAGCCACGGCAGCAGATTTGCCGGACAGGTATCCGGGTTCCACAGTTCACGAATCCTGACCGGCGTTTTTTCAATTTCCGCACAGGCTTTTGCGGCAGCAACTTCAAGCGGTGATGAGCCGGTCGGCAGCAGTCGCGAATCACTCATCCGAGCCTCCGGTCACGACGCTGTATTCGGTACAGAAAGACGCCTGCGTACTGTTGAGCACGATGTCGGCCAGCGGTGCAGCCAGTTCGACACGCTGCACGCCTTCCACATGCAAAGCGGCATAAATGGCAGACAGACGGATGTCGCGCCCCAGCCGGTGCTGTGCCGTGATATACGCTTCCAGTTTTTTCACGGCGGCAGCGCGAATGGGTTCGCTTTCGGGACCAGGGTAAAGATACAGCGTGGCGTTTATCTGGTATTCAACGATGTCGGCAGACTGCACGGTCACGCGGTCGGCCACCGGCCTGACGTCCTCGCCATTAAGGGCGTTACGCACCACGGCCAGCAGGTCTTCGGATGCCACACCGTTATTTTCACGTGACAGCACAGAGATAGTGACGCAGGCCGGAGACGGACTGGTGACAGAGATATCCGCGACACGCCCGTCAGCACTGCGACCATGATACTGATAGGCCCCCACCGACCCGGCGACGCTTAAGCCCTCAAACGCCTGCTGAATACGCAGACGATAATCGGTGTCAGATTCCATCACTGCCGGTGTCGGCGGGATAGTCGAATCATCTGCCGG